ATGAACGTAATCTCCCCGAAAACGTGAGCATAAGTCATGACTAAGTCGGGTCAGGTCATACATAGTGGGTCTCAGGCTGAAACAGGCTTAAATCGGCTCTATTCGGTTTCTGAACCGTCATCAGCTGGCATCATGGGGCATTCAACGCCGAGAATTCACTCTCCACTGAATGATTTACCCTCACGCGGCCAGGAATTGATCGACTTCGCTGACACTATCTTTCCGACCGGCTTCATGGACTGGCAGAAATTCGTTGCCATTCATGCTCATAAGGTCAAGCCAAATGGACGCTGGGCAAGCCCGTTGAATTGCGTCGTCGTAGCTCGGCAGAATGGCAAGTCAACTCTGATGCTCTCTCGTATCCTGATGGGTCTATTCCACTGGGACGAACCTCTTCAGATCGCTTCAGCTCATCGCCTTTCAACATCTCTCGAGCAATTTCGTCAGGCGATCAATCTCATCGAAGGCTCTGACGAGCTGACGAAAATGGTTAAACGCGTCAGGTGGGCTCATGGGTCAGAAGAGATCGAAACCATCACGGGAAATCGATTCATTATCAAGGCCGGTGGAGCTGCGGCGCGTGGAGTCAGTCGCCCGGAGACCGTACACCTGGACGAGCTGCGCGAAATGCACGATCTCGAAAGTTTTGCCTCGCTTAGGTACACCCTTCTCGCGGCGAAAAACCCAATGGTCATCGCCTATACAAATGCCGGAGACGCACACAGTAAAGTCTTGAACGGTCTTAAGGAAAGAGGCGAGGCTGCGATGGCTGGGGCTGACGATGACATCGGTTATTTCGAATGGTCATCACCTTCAGACGTTCCGACAATGGAAAACATCGCTCATGCAAACCCGGCACTCGGCAGAACTATTCATGAAGAAAATATTCAAGCCGTACTCAAAGACCCGCCTGAAGTCGTGCAAACCGAGGTTCTTTGCCGCTGGGTTCAAACTATCTCGAGCGTCGTAGGGGCTGAAGAGTGGAAGAATTGCATAGACGAAACCGTCGATCTTGATACGGAGCGACTCACCTGGCTTGCACTCGATCTCTCGCCGGATAGAAGACACGCGGCTCTCGTGGGGGCTCAGAAGTTAGGCGATGAGTCTTTCGTCGTAAAGCTTCTCCACACCTGGGAAAACAAACTCGCCCTCGATGATAAACAGGTGGCCAATGATGCCGCCGCCTATTGCCGAAAATATCCGATCGAGTATTTACTCTTCAGCCGAAGAACTTCTGGCGCGGTTGCTGCGCGTCTCGTACCTGCCGGCATTCCCGTTTTCGACATGGACACCGTCTACCCTCAAGCTTGCGACGAAATGCTCGGCTCGATTAACTCTGGCCGGTTGAAACATTCGGGTAAGCAAATCGAACTGACGACTCAAATTCTTTCAGCCGTTCGTCTACCTCGAGGCGATGGCGGTTGGATAATTGGAAGAAGGGCGTCTCAAGCCGCCGTCTGCGCTGCCGTTGCCGTAGCTCTCGCGACACACTTTGCGACACGCCCAGAAACGGAAACCGACATCATGGTCGGTTGATGGTATAGCAGGTGAGAAAATTCGCCTCATGGGTCTAAAAGAAATTCTCTTTCCGAAGGTGGAGACAGTAAAGCCATCTAAGATCACCGACGTTGAAGCTTCCCTTGCGCCGGTGACAAGTATCGACTCAATTTCTGGCGCGTTCTACTATGGACACGGTACAGCGACACGAGAAGAAGCCATGAGCGTCCCGAGCGTAGCTCGCGCCAGATCAATCATCTGCTCAAGCGTTGCTTCTCTCGGCTTGAATCTTTACGAACGCGCTACGGGAATGGAAGTCGAATCTCTTCCGCGTGTAATTCGTACACCTGACCCTCGCATTCCTGGCTCTGCGACTTACGTCTGGACAGCCGAAGACCTTCTCTTCTACGGTTACGCATATTGGCAAATTACAGAATTATTCGCTGACACGTTTCGAATTCGTAGCGTTCAACGTGTTATCCCAACGCGAGTCACAATTCAAACGAATGCAAACTCATCTGAAATCACGGGCTATCTCGTCGACGGAAGCCCGGTTCCTGATTCCGGAGTCGGCTCACTCGTCGTTTTCAATGGAAATGACGAAGGACTTCTACATCGCGCAGGTCGTACGATTCGCGCAGGTGCAGAGCTCGAAAGAGCTGCGGCCATGTACGCGGCCGAACCCGTTCCATCAATGGTCTTGAAATCTAACGGAACAGCTCTTCCGGCTGATCGAATTGCAAAACTTCTTTCATCATGGGGCGCAGCTCGTCGCAATCGTTCGACCGCATTCCTAAACGCTGACGTCGATCTTCAGGTCGTGGGCTTCGACCCTGAAAAATTACAGCTTAATCAAGCGAGATCGTACGTCGCAACCGAGCTCGCCAGAGCCGTCGGCATTCCGGCATTCTTCATCGATGCTGAAACAGGAAGCTCGATGACATACAGCAACCAATCGACGACACGTCAAACTCTTCTCGACTTCTCACTTATTCCAATGATGACCTCGATTTCCGAGCGTTTATCTATGCCAGATTTCGTCCCTTCTTCGCAGATCGTGAAATATGACCTCAGCGATTATCTTCGTGGGTCTGCGACAGAGAGAGCGAATATTTACAAAACACTCAACTCGATCACTGACGCGCAGGGCAACCCGGCAATCACCGTCGAAGAAATTCGAAAGAATGAGGAAATGATTTCATGAAAATATCAACACCCTTCACGATAACCGCAGCCGATTCGAACGCACGAACCATCACCGGTCAAATCGTGGCATTCGATACAGCTGCAAACGCTTCGACAGGTAAAGTCTTATTCAAGGCAGGTTCAATCGAACCGGCTTCCGTAAAACTTAACCTCGAGCATGATTCTTCAAGACCGATCGGAAGAAGTCTCGACATGAGCGTCAACCCTGACAATTCAGGAATCACAGCGACTTTCAAAATCTCTCAGACTTCAGCCGGCAACGATGCTCTAGTCGAGGCGATGGACGGTCTACGCGATGGCTTCTCAGTCGAAGCGAATGCGACAGATTTTGCATATAACGAAGACGGCACAATGGTCGTCAGCAAAGCCGAGCTCGTTGGCGTTGCCTTAACGCATAACCCGGCATTTGATGGAGCTCGCGTCACAGAAGTCGCCGCAACAGAAGCCGACGAAGAAATTTCTGAATCCACAACGGAATCAGAAGACACACCAAATCCAACAGAAGGAGACGAAGTGGAAAACACCGTCAACGAAGCAACAGCCGCCGAGACGGTTGAAGCTGCTCAGTCAGTATCGGCTTCATTCAGCAAGCCGGTTCAATTCATCGCATCACGCAACCCAATCACATCACCTGAAACTTATTTGATGCATAAGGTCGCAGCTGCTCGCGGTTCAGAAGAATCTCGCGCATACGTCGCCGCAGCAACAAATTCGACCGACAATCCTGGTCTCATTCCTACACGTCAGCTCACCGAGGTCATCAACGGCCTTGCAAATAACGTGAGAGCGTCAATTGATTCGATCACTACTGGAAGCTTGCCGCAAAGTGGCCTTCAGTTTCAGATTCCAAAAATCACTCAGCTTCCTGCGGTTGCGGTAGTCGACGAGGGCGATACAGTCACAGAGACACCGATGGAGTCAGCCTTCATCACAGTCGACGTCAAGTCATTCAAGGGCTCTGGCTCAATGACCGTCGAGCTCGCAGACCGCTCTGACCCAATGTACTATCAGGAATTAATTTCAAATCTTTCTTCACAATATGCTCAAGCGACTAACACCTATAACTCAGGCGTAATCGTTGCAGCTGCAACAAAGACAGCGACCGGTTTCGGTTCAGACATCACAGCATCAGAGCTTCTCGGCTGGGTCTCAGGCGGAGCGGTTAGCGTTTACGAAAACACATTCAAATTCGCTGACGGTATCGTCGTCAGTCCTGAAATGTGGGGTCGCATCATGTCTTTCAACGTAGACGGACGTCCGATCTACAATGCAATCGCACCTCAGAACGCGGCCGGAAATGCTCAGCCTCGCAGCTTGCGCGGTTCAGTCAACGGTCTTGATCTCTGGGTCGACACAGCACTTTCAGGCCTCGGTTCGAATTCAATGTACGTCATCAATCGCGATGCGTTTACATGGTACGAGAGCCCTCGCCTAGAGCTGCGCGTAAATAACACAGTCGACGGAAGCATTTCCGTTTTGCTCTACGGTTATGGCGCAACGGCCGCGAAGATAAACGCCGGAGCTTACGCGTTCAACGCTTCATAATCTGACACAAACTAATCATCGGCTACGTCTCTCCCGAGCGTAGCCGAGCCGACGAAGGGATTTCGCTCATGCCAAACATCATCACAGCTTCAGAGCTGCGCCAGGTGTTAGGCGTGAGCGAAAGTCTCTACTCGGACGAATATCTCGATCAGATAATTGAAAGTTCGGAAGGTGTAATTCTTCCGATGCTTACTCAGTATCAAAGCGCAATCGTGACGACTCGAATTCGTGACGGCGTGATCTATTGTGAGACTTTGCGGCCTTGCTACTTTGCCGTAGGTCAATCGGTCATCGTTGCCGGTTGCGGTGAGGCCATCGATGGCGAATACGAAATCACCGGTGACACGAATCGAGCATTTGAGTTTTCAGTGGCAACTCTCGAAGCTGATCGCGTTCTTTACACAATAATTCCTTCAGGCACCGCGACCCTCGACGGTTACAGCGCAGCCTCTCTTTACGCTAACACCCCGGCGATCAAATCTGCGCTGCTAGTAGTTAGCACCGAAATCTTTCAATCGATCACCGCTTCAGGTGGTCAGATCGAGGGCGTTGACTTTACGCCGACACCGTTCAAAATGGGTCGAAGCTTAATGAACCGCGTCATCGGTCTTCTCTCTCCATATATCGACGTCGATTCGATGGCTCAATGACGATTCAAGCCCTACGACAAGACCTCGCTGACTCTCTTTCGGGAGTAGTCGCCTCGGTATATTCAACAGTCCCAGAGACACCGATTCCACCTCTAGCGGCAATTCTTCCCGATTCGCCTTACCTGGAATCTAATCTCATCGGCAGCACGATTCAGGTGAAGGTCAATTTCATCATCTCGGCGGCCGTTGCAAATCTCAACAATGCAGCTGCCCTCGATAATCTCGAACAGCTCGTCATCAGCATTCTCTCGGCTATGCCGTCAGGATACGTCGTCGGCGACGTACAGCGTCCGTCAGTGGCTTCTCTAGCTAATGGCTCGACGCTTCTCATCGCAGACATCAACGTCTCGACCTACTACACGGAAATAATCTAAGGAGCAAAAATGGCAACGTCAATCATCACTGGCAGAGACATCGCATTCACCATCGATGGTGACACGTTCGATGCTCAGGCAACATCAGCAACACTCACAATCGAATCGACTATCAATACCTATCAAACTTTAGACGGCAAGGCATATTTCACGACTGATTCGCAAGGTACTTTCGCGGTTGAAATGCTGCAAGATTTCGGAGCCGCTGGGTCACTTTGCGAGGCTCTCTGGAACGCTGCATCATCAGCCCCGAACACACCTCTTTCAGTCGTCATGACAGTCAACGCCGTCGCATACGCGTTCGACGTTCAACCAATCTTCCCAGACCTGGGCGGAACCGCACCGGACGCACTCACCGCGTCACTATCCTTCACCTGCGTCACTACCCCTGCGCTGGACTAACAGAAAGAAATCGGGAGAAAACAAATGCTCAAATTACATCTGACAACAGAATATCAATCTGGAGAATCTGAAACCTTCGTGATCTTGCCGCCTGAGTGGGCGAAGTGGGAAAAACACACAGGTTTCACGATTCAACAGGTACAGGAAAAACTCGGCGTGTCTGACCTGCTCTTCCTCGCGTGGAATTGTTCTAAGCGAGAAGCGGCAGGGAAGCCCGTCAAGCCATTCGATGCCTGGTGCGACACCGTAGCAAATATCGAAATGGGTGACGTCGAAGACCCAAAAGCTACAAGCTCGGAAGTATAAATCGAACGATCGT